CCTTCAACCTCGGCACCGAGGGGCTGTTGAAGTTTGAGAACACGCTGGCGCTTATCCGGTCAGGAAGCTACGCACAAGCAGCCGCAGAGATGGTGAAGAGCAAGTGGGCAAAGCAGGTAGGCAAGCGCGCCGACAGGCTGGCAAACATGATGAAAACAGGCGAGGTCGCAGATGACTGAGCACGAATACATCCGCTTGGCTATTGCCGCTGCGTGTGCTGTCGGTGCGTTTGTGGCTGCGGCGATGAGGGATATGTAATGGCAGTCGACAGCTATTGGGGAAACGTCGCTCTGCTTCTTCCGTTCGATGGAGCGAACAACTCTACGGCCATTGTCGATGTAATTGGCCATCCTATCAGAGTGCACGGAGACGCGAAACTAAGCACGGCGCAGGCTCCGGCCGGGTGCACGTCGAGTTTGTTGCTGGACGGAAATAACGACTATATCAGGGTTGGTATTGCGGCTTATGTAGCTGATTACGATTTCGCGTCAATGACATCTGACTTCGCTATTGAGTTCTCGTTTTACAGGGTTGGAGATACAGTAAGCGGGGCTGGAAACGATGGAGTTTTAATTAATTTTAAGACCATAAACTCTGCTCAATACGCTCCTTATCTAACTGTTGACGGATCGGCGAGTGCAACCCCTGGAAAAATATCTTTCACCATAAACGCATCAAAAGTAATCACAAGCACAACTGCAATGACTACTGCTTGGAAATCAATAGTCCTTGCAAGGGTGTCTGGAACGACAAGGCTGTTTATTGACGGAACACAAGAGGGAAGCAGCTACACAGACAGCAATACATACAGCGTTTCTGCAATGACAATCGGCGGCCTGACGTATGAAAGCAGCGGCGACTTTAGAAGCCCGAACGGATACATAGGGCCGATTCGCATAACTCATCATGGCCGAGGTTATTCATCAAGTTTTACGCCACCATCTTTGCCATTTCCAAGGCCACAAATAAAAGGCACTGTATATGACGAGACGGCGGCACCAGCAAGCAGAACCGTCCTTGTGCATGACAGAACAGGCCAATTCGTAGGCGGGGCAGTATCTAGCGCGTCGACTGGTGAGTACAGAGTGTACACGCCATCATTCCATGAATATCAAGCATCGCGCGCAGACGAAGTGTTCGATCCAATAGACGATGAAACTCTGGTCGATCTGGTAATCCCGAATGTCTTTTCAAGAGGGCAAATATCAGATTCTAGGGGGCATACGCTCGTCGCGTACCAAGAAGCCAATCAACCTAGCATCGTGACAACAAATCCCCCGTATCCGGGAATGTCGTCCCTATATTGTGCTGCTGGCAGATACCCACTATATGTTTCAACGGCCGACGAAGATTTTAAACTATGGAAGCAAGATTTCTCACTGGAGATGATGTTTTATCCGGTTACGGGAGGTCATGGAGCCGCTGACGCTTATCTGTTTTCTATCGGAAGCAGGAACATAGAGGGTCAGGTTTTCGCAGTATGTAACGCAAGCGACAACCCTGCAAAAATTCAGCTATACGTTTACACAGGCGGGGCTGCTGTTGCCCTATGGTCGCTTGTTGCAACAACTGTCGCCAACGACACATGGCACAAATTGCAGCTTCGTAGAGTGAATAACGTTTTTGAGCTGATCATAAACGGCACTGTATGGGGGTCTGCATCATCGAGCATTGAAGCCGGCGACGGCACGTTATGGATTGGTGGCAGCTCTACCAACAGTCAATTCTTCAAAGGCAACATCGGCCCATTCCGCCTAAGCAGAGGACCGCGCCGAGCCGGGCAAGCTACGCCCACTACAAACTTTCTCAAACCTCGCCCGCTGTCTAGCGCTGTCGAGAATGCGCAAATCTATGACCGGGTGATTCCGGTCGGATCATAGGAGTATCACAATGGCAATAGCACATTATTCGCGGGCGGTATCTGGTGACATTTGCGATGTCATCAATACGGCGCTTGGAACGGCGGCGACGATCAACTTTTATACAGCCCCGATGCCGGCAGATACTACCGTTGGAGTCGGCGCACAAACACATCTTGGTATTTGCGTATGCGCCAACCCGGCCGGTGTTGAATCTGGCGGCACGCTGACATTCTCGGCAATTGCCAACGAAGACATAGCGCTTGCCACTGGAGTCTGCACATGGGTCCGCATTAAGGATGCGTCAAACACTGTCATCATGGACCTTGACGTAACAGCAACAGGCGGCGGCGGCTACGTGCAGATGGCCAGCACATCTATCACTGCTGGCGGTCCTATCGCCTTCAACTCGTTCACGATCACGCTCCCGTAACGTGCAGTGGCCTACACCCCACCATCAGGCGATGCTGTTGACTTCACCGGGTCAGGGATTATTGTCTCTGCGCCGCAAGGTGATCAGGTTGATTTCATCACGTCCCCGGCGACGCTCGCAAGGTCGGCGCTTGTCGTTCATCTGGTGGTGGATGGGTACGCATTCCAGCAACGCGCTGAATCTGCGCTTACGCTTGTTCCGACAGTCGCTGCCTCGGCAAACCATCAGTTCCCGTCCGCAGCGCTCGTGGTGCAGCCAACGATTGTTGCAGACGTTACGCTTGCGCGCATTGCAACGGCGGCGCTATCGGTTCGCCCTGTCGTTTTTGGTGTGGCTGCTGCAGGGAAATCGGCGGATGCTGCGCTCACTGTCATCCCGATACCGACCGGCATTGCGGCGTATGTCTATAAGGCTGACTGCGCGCTCACGGTTCATCCAATCCCAAGCGGGGACGTTTGGACGGGGGTTGATGCAGACGCTAGGCTCATCATCATGCCTTCGCTGGCTGGCGTCGCTACTGCGACCATCACGCAGATCGCCGATGCTGCGCTCACTGTCAATCCAACTATCGTGGCTGTTGCGTCAATTCCAGGAGTCACGGCGACGTGCTCTCTTCAGGTTAGGCCAACGTGCGCCGGAGTTGCTTCTGCCGGCGTCCTCGTCAATGCTGCGCTCGTTGTTCATCCTATTATCGTCGCCAGAACCGACAAAGATAGGTTTGTGTCGGCAGACTTCTATGTATTGCCATCTATTGCAGCGTCAGCAACAGCCAGCGCAGGCACAAAAGCAATGGCAAGTGGTAAGCTGTTCGTAAGACCAACCATACAGGCGGGCGCAAGTGTCTAAACTAGTGAATCTTGGCCCTTGGACAAAGGGAATTAACAATAGCGCTCGGTCCTATGCGCTCCCGATCGGCAGCAAGGATAACCCTGGTTGGGCGTGTACTGATGCGCTGAACGTCGATTTCACAGACCAAGGGTTCGCCGTTCGTCGATCTGGGTACTCACAGACGCAGCCGATGCTGGTCGGGCACAGTCTGGCTACCGTTGGCTCAAAAACATTCCTCTGCCAGTCTGGCGAGCTTGGTGTTGTCACTGCGGTAAATCCGCTAGTCATTACGACGCTGAGAACAGGGTTGTCTGAAGATTACATCAGCTATGCGTCACTTGGCGGCGATACGTGGTGGAGCAACGGAACCGAATCAGGACGATGCGACTCTGGAAATTCTGATTACCCTTGGTCAGTGCCAACTCCGCTTGATATTCCTCTGATTGTTGTCGGCGCTGGTGCGATGTACCCAGGTAAGTACAGAGTTGCTATCTCTCACGTCACATCAGACGGAGAAGAGGGTGCCGCGTCTGGTATCAACGAGGTCGACATGCCTGCGGCCGGGTCAATAACGATCACGCTGCCAGCGGCAAGGGCCGGCGTGTCGCACTTTAGAATTTACTGCACCGCGTCTGATGGCGAGGTTTTGCAACACTATAGCGACGTTATCGCAGGCGCTGCTGTTGCGATCATAGGCTCAACTCCTGTCGGAAAATCTATTGATGACAGGGCGTTTTTGACGCCACTTCCGGCTGGCGACATTGTTGCAATTCACAACGCGCGCCTGATGTCTGCCAAAGACACTGATCTGTACTACTCAAAGCCGTATGACTTTGGCCTTTGCGACCAGATGGCTAACCGGATCACACTACCGGACAACATCACAATAGTGGCGCCATGCGAGGGCGGCGTATTCATCTGCACGACGGCCAAGACGTATTTCTTCGCTGGTAACGACATTGCCGAGTCAGTGGTCTATGAGAAGCTTCCGACTGGCGCAGTGAAAGGCACGGCGTTTCATCACCCTGACGGGAAGTCGGTCGGGTGGTTCGGCGAAGACGGTTTTGTTATCGGCGGACCAGACGGCGGCATTGCTACGCCGCAGCGAGATAAAGGATTCATTCCGCCGCGAGCCCTCACAGGAAATACGTTTGTGCGAACGATTTCCGGCGAGACGCATCTCATTTGTTCGCTAGACGGATCGGCTAGATACGACAACGAGGTATCGAGCGATTTTGCAACAGCAATAGACAGATACAGCGACGACGCATCTACGGTGTGCATGAACCTGACAAACGGCGCCACTAGCAGATACAGCAATTGGCACTTTACCAGCCATGCAAAATTCGGCGATGAATACTACGGCATGGATTCGACCGGGCTCCGGTTGCTTGAAGGCAATGCCGACGAGTTTGTCCCCATTGTGGCGGCGATTGAAGTTGGGAACGTCGGCATGGCGGACATGCAGATATGCTCGCCAGAGTTCATCTACGTTTCTGGCAAGTCGTCATCGCCGCTTGTGATTGACATTTGGCTGCCAGACGGAACGGTTTATAGCTACCCGTCCCGTTCGTACAGCGAAGACATCAAGGTACAGCGACACGACGGATTCAAAGGGCTGATGAACAAGCGTCAATCTCGGTTTGTTGTCGTTATCCGAAACGATGACGGATGCTCGATGGAAGTTGCTGCTGTGCAGGTGCTGATCGGCGTGTCCGCCAGGAAAATCTGATGGCTTCTGACGAAGACGACGACGACAACTGGCCGACCTCCGGCAAACAGTTTGCGTTGCCGCAGCGGGATGAGACAGACTTCGGGAAAGCTCAAGAGCGAGGAATGTCCCTCGTTGGCCTTGGTGATTTCGGCAAGATTCGCACGGTTGAGTGGGAGGGGCCAAGCGGGTGGACATCGGTTCATCGCCTTCGCACTAGAGGCGGCTGGCCGGTGTTCGAGGAAGATGTCCTTGAGCCAGGAGAACCTCTATCCCCTCGTGGGTTTGTCGCAAAGGTCCATAACGGGCGGGCGATCCTATTCAACCCATACACTCTCGATATTCTGATCACGCCATATCTGCCGGCCGTCAATGAATACACGGTGCTCGATTTTGCGACCGATTGGAACGTGCCGCCGACAGACACAACAGGATGGAACGATGTTGTTCTATTCAACGGACAAGAAATCAGAATCAACAATCTCGCCATGCCATCGCTCGGCATTACGGCAGATCACGGATACCTCGCCATCCCGTATGTGATTAATCGCAACGACAATTCAGACCAATACGGCAATGCGATCAGAAACGAGACGGAGAAACGAGTATTTGCAATCGGCAGAGATCAGGCGACATCATGGGGTGGCGCTGGCGTAACCGTCACTCTTGAACCAGACGAGCCTAGAACAGCAACAGTACGCACGTCTTTGACTATTGGGCAGCGGCTTGATTTCTCCGACGAATCTGCACAGATCGGACAGCTCTATTTTCCAGAGACAGCTTTTAGTTGGGACGACGACACAACAGAGTGGTATTTCACATCAGCGCACGTTCAGATGTTACTTGCGTCGGCTTACCTTGTGAAGACTCAGGGCAATGCGAATGTTGTCATGTCGCCACCGCCATTCAATAGCCTTGGGTACGTTACAGGTACAAAGCAGTCTAGCGTTAACTTTGGGACAACTGACATCGGTGCGTCAGGCCCTTCGTATCACATAAGTCCGAGCACTTATGCTGGCGGAGGCGCAGAGGGGCTTATAAGATACGGCATGGACGATGTTGTAAAAGGCTCTATTACCGGCTACTTTGCAACAAATTATTATGGCTATCACTACGGCGGTTCAGTTGCAGAAACAGAAATAGCAGCCGGGGTAACGATTGAATATACCGGATTCCATGATTTGCGAAACGACAGAAGGGGAAATTATTACGGATACCCTTCTCAATATCTGTCTTTCGGAGTAGATATTACAAATTACACTTGGTTGCTTAATGCGAACGGGTCAACAAATTTGTTTTGGGGTTTGACTGACACAGGCGCCGACCCTTCTAGCACATCTCCGTATAGAGGAAAACCAGGCCGAAATTTAATAGCGAGTACTTTTTCTTCTACTCACATAGGAGATGGAACAATACAGGAGGGTAACTTTTTAGTTACAGCGAACGGGCGCGTTATTATAGTAATTGATTATTTGTTAGATGAATATTCTGGCGAAGGCATGTCATGGTCGCCAAACCTTACATACTATCAGCCGCACTATAAACAAGATATGTGGTCTTCCTACGGTTGGGGGTTTGCTGCAGAGGCAAGATACGGAAACTATAACGAAGGTGGCGTGAGCAATGTATCTAACTACAAGCGCATTGCTGGCGTTCAAGATCCATCAGTAATCGCAGAAATTGAGGCAGAATGGGATAAGGCTAAAGCAGCGTTGTTGGCGCAAAGATATTATGACAGCGAAGAAAGCAGTGGCTTTGGCAATAGGCCGGTTCCCGCCAACGACTTTTACATTTTTACAAAGATTCCATCGGTCACAACAATAAGCAAAACCCTCACATGGGAAACGCACGACTTTATTCTGCACGACGAGACGAACGGCGTTTACATTGAGATTGTCGGAAGATACGCTGGAAGCAGCTCAGAAACAAACAACGTCGGGACGGTCGACCTGACTATTCATCTTGAAATAGAGACGCGCTACGATCAAACCTCAATTTTGCTGAAAACATACACGTTTGGTACAGTTGGATTTCCTGAGCCGATTGAGCTATTTCCAGGCATCTACGGCATTTCACCACCAAAGGTTCGTGGCATATTTGCTCCTCTTCACCAAACACAGGGATCGTTTAAAGGCGGTCACTACGTCGAGCTTTCTGAAGAAAACAATGGGGCGCTGCCGGCGCATTTGTTCAATTTCATTTTGCGACTGCTGCCATACTCAAGCATTGACACAGCAAACGAACTTGACGATACGACAGACGTTGTGTATTTCATTCCGTGCAATCTACTTGAAATGCTTTACGCGGTAGTCTTTTCGCATGAGTTTGGCGTATCACCATCGTCAGCAAGATACCCGGTTACAGTCCAGGTTAGATTTACTGACATAATGACGACATTGTTTGCTGAAAGATTCAGAATAACAGTGCGTGACGGTGTTGAAGGGGTCTGGTCCGACGTATTCGGGGCGGACTTCTCAGCTACCGGCGAAATAACACTTCACAGGACTTAAATCATGCCTTACGTACCATCAGTACCATACGTTGATGAAAATATAGTTACACTGGTTGGTGGTTCCGTTGGGGCTGGAACCTTTACGCCTGGCGCGTGGAACGTTCTCAATCTAAACGAGGACGTGATCAACGCCTCGTGGAACAAGGGCATGGAACAGCTCCACGACTTCAAGGACCAAATGGGCGCGCTCCTTGATGACACGACAGGCTGGCTGGCTGTAAATGCTGCTACGCCAATTGTTCCAGGCTCAATCTCCGTTGTCGCAGCAGCCGAGCCGGCAATGACCGTTTCAGACACAAGCCCGGCGCAGGTCTACGGTGATTTCAACACTCAAGTGACTGATGTTATTGACGCTCTATCTGCAAAATTTGCTGCGTTCATCGCATCAAAGTTTCCGAACGAACAGTCAACTTACGACGCAGCCGAGGCATATTTACTCGACGCGATAAATAACCCGCTGCCTGGCGGGGCGGTTGTTGGCGCGCCGGCCATGAGCATAAACGACACAAGCACCGCTGAAGTTTATGGTGACTTCGACGACGAGACATCAGACATCATTGATGCGCTGTCTCTTGAGTTTGAAACGTTCATGTCTAACAAGTATCCTGGCGAGCCGGTGAATTACGCCGCTGCCGAGGCATATTTGCTGGACGCAACAACTAACGCAACAAGCAACGCAATACCAGATGCCATCAAGGCGAAGATCATTGCTGACGGACGCACAGAGGTTGTAGCGACGGCCGCTAGAGCCTTCGGAGAGGCGATCACAAGGTATGCGGCGATGCGTCATCCGTTGCCTCCTGGCGCCCTTGCAAGCGCAACGATGCGGATTGCACAAGACGCTATTGATGCTGAAACCTCGATCATCAGAGGTGTTGCAATTAAGGATTTTGAACTTGCCTACCAGAAGATAAAAGACGCCGTTTCTGCAATTTTGGCCAACAGGCCGACGGCGTTCAACTCGGCCAGAGATTTTATCTCTGCGGCTATATCGCAGGGGTACGTTGAGGGCGGGAAGATTGTTGCAACTGCGCACGGTGCAGAGACTGCGATGATCAACGCTGCGACAGGATTCTATAACGCGCAGATCAATGACTTCCAGCTTGCCTATGCAAAGCTGAAAGACGCCTTCTCTGCTGCTCTTGCGAATAGATCGTCTGCGCTCAATGCAACAAGGGAGTACATTCTTTCCACAACCGGACAGGGATACATTGAGGGCGGGAAAATCACAGCCACAGCTCACGCAGCCGAGACCGCAATGCTCAACGCAGCAAGCGGATATTTCAATGCGAGGATCAACGCGCAAGAATTGTTGCTGAAGGCTGATATTGCTGACGAGACTTTGACAAACGACGCCGAGAAGGCCAACCAACAGGCCGAATTGGAGCAGATTCAGGATTACCTGAAGGGATTCCTGGCTCAAGCTCAAGCGCTGGCTGCGATTGCTACTGCGCTGACCAACAACATCCGTGCCGGCGCCAACAGCAGCTATAACGTCAGCATCTAATATTTGCGCCAAGCATGGCAAAATGATTCTGCCGATAGCATACGCAGCGGCGGATGTACGACCGGGGGCGGTATGGCAATATTCTCAAAGCCATCGAATACTGTGATTCACATC